CTGCTTTTTGAGGAAAGCCGACAGGTGCGAAAAGTGAGAATTATTAGCATTTTTGAAATTAACGACAACGAAATATACATTTAAAATCATGGGACAAACAGAAATTTACGAAGTGGAAATATCACTTCAGGGCAAAAAAGCACTAGAAATTTTAAATCAAAGCTCGTGGGTGTTTGATACAGAATTACTTGTACCGAGAACCATCCCTGAAGCTGGTAGTTTGAGAGGTATTGCCCCCTGGGGTAGTACTAATTTACGGCCTAATGAAGTGTTGGACATGATCCGTAAAGATGAGGTTTTGAGCAGCAACATGGATTTCAACATCAAGGCTGCATATAGTAATGGACTTGTTTATACCAAAAAAGATAAGTCGGAAATTACAGATACTGAAATAATTGATTTCTTCAAATTCAACAGGCCAACCAAATATTTGTATGAGCAACAAACCGATTTGAAGCATTTTTATTGGACAGTAAGTGTATTAATTCTTTCGGCAGATGGCAGCAAAATTGTACAAATAAGACACAAAGACGTACTGTATTGCCGATTGGAAAGCTGCAATCCAAAAACAGGTGCTATTGAAAACCTCGTGTATGGTAATTGGGAAAAAGGAAGTCCCAAAAAAAATGAAAGAGAAGTTATTGAAGTATTGGACGTTGATAACCCGTTAGGTGATTTGATGGTTAGAATGGGAAAACTCCCCAACGAGGAAGGGAAAACTGGAACGGCCACAAAAACAAGAAAGTTTGCCATGCTCAACCGCATCCCTATTACCGGAAATAAATACTACCCATACCCATACTACTGGAGCTTTTTTGATAGTGGGAATTACGACATCAAACAACTTATTCCACTAGGAAAAAAAGCCAAGTTTAAAAATGGATTGGTAATGAAATACCAGGTGGAAATAAACGTGAAGTATTGGGACATGCTTTGCGAAACGGAAGCCATTACAGACCCAGTAATGAAAAACGAACGTGTAGCACTGGAAAAAGAAAACATAAAATCCTTTTTGGGAGGAATGGAAAACGCTGGTAAAGTTTGGTTCAGTGGTTTTTGGGTAGATCCAATGGGAAAAGAGCAAAGTATGGTGAAAATCAACTTGCTGAACAACACTAAAGAGGGAGGCGACTGGATAGAGGACGTGGAGGAAGGCAGTTCACTTGCTTGCTATGCCACAGGAAACCATCCTTCAATGATTGGAGCAACGCCCGGGAAAACATCAAGCAACATGAACGGCAGCAACATCCGCGAACTGTTTACCATGAAACAAGGACTAGAAAAAGCCAGCAAAGATATTTTGCTTGAGCCTTATTTTGTAATAAAACATTACAACGAGTGGGACGTGGTGTTCGATATTCCGTTTATGATGCTCACTACATTGGACAAAAAAACTGATGCAAAAGAACAAAAAACAGAAACCCCTATAGAGGACTAACTATCAACTATTAACTATCAACTATCAACTAAAATCATGCTTATAACTAATCTTGCAGATTTCGTAAAATCCATCCCCACCGCAAAGGGTACAAACTGGGATGCCATAGAGCCATTTATCACATCGGCTGATGCTGAAATTCAAACCACCCTCACGGGTGCCGATTTGTACAATTACATAGTGGCCTTAACTGGTAACGACATGATCAAAAACCGACTGAAAGAGATAATCGCATTTACGGCCTACCGTAACGCAATCCCTTTTGTGGACCTGATACAAACCGCAAACGGTTTTGGAGTGGTGAGCAATTCCAACCAGGCACCCGCAAGCAAAGAACGCGTGGAAAGACTACTGGCCATGTGCGAAAAAATGATTGACAGTTCAACCGATTTGTTTATAATTTCCACATTGGAAACATCGGCAGCATTGACCGAATGGACGAAATTTAGCGGTTTTTTGGACTTGACAAACAATGTTTTTGTAACAGGGATTGAATTTGCCAAGTACTTTAAGCAAACCGATTTAAAACGGAAAACCTATTTAGACTACAAGATAGAAATTCTAAACATCACCAATATTTTTGCCAAACAATATGGTCAACCGGTAATCGATGAAGTAATTGATGATATTAGAAAAAACGATGTCACCGATACGGGGTTGACTAAAAGATTGAGATTTATTATTGGTAAGAGCGTAGGAGAAAAATTCGATGCCGATATTGCAGCCAAAAACGGTTCTTTTACTATGATTTACGAAGGATTAAAAGACAAACCGTCGTACAAAGACAGCAACGAAGCCGCTTTAATTGAACTCAAACAAATGGGTTCGGGCGTGGCAAATAAAAAAGAGGATCCAACTTTCTTTTTTGGAATGTAAAACATGAATATAGAACTAACAGCACCAATCAATTACAGCGAATTGACAGAGAAGCAATTGCGCTACGTGGCAGCCCTACAAGTTGCAGGCAACAGCGAAATGCAAATATGGAGTAAATGCTTGTTGAAATTTTCTGGACTGCAACCAGTAGTGGGCAATGAAACAAAGTATTATTTCAAAAAGAAAAACGTAAAACAGATTTTTGAAGTTGAAATTGAAGACCTTTTGAGCTTTGCCAACGCTTTGCGTTTTTTGACTAAAAGCTACAAAGGAATAAATCCTTTGGCCAAATTAAAATCATTTGTGCCGTGTTCATCATTGTTGGAGGACGTAAAATTTAATCAGTACCTGGAAGCGGAAAACTACTATCAAGCCTACATGTTTACGAAGGACGAAACGTTTTTGCACGGGCTAATGGCTACTCTTTACGGCAGAAAAGGCAAACCGTACAACAATGAAATGACCGACATAAAAGCAAAATCACTTTCCAAATGCAGCCGTGAAGAAAAACTGATTTGCTTTATGTGGTTCATGGGAGTGAAAGAATTTTTTGCAAGCAAATATAAATTCCTTTTTGCAGGAGGAACTACAGAACTGGAGGAGGGAGAAGAACCGCAAGCACCTGATATGTACGCAATAATTCAGAATCAAGTGCGAGCTTTGACAGATGGAGACATCACCAAACGTGAAGGCGTGCTCAACGCCCTAACATGGGATGCACTGGACGAACTAAACCAAAAAATAAAGGAAGCAAAACAACTACAAACTACAAACTAAATACTATCTACTAATGTGGAACGCGGTAAACTATTTTGAAACGCTAAACGGTAAACTAAAGGCAACGCAGGGCAACTACAAATTTTGCCGTGTAAGCGGCTTAAATGGCCTTGAAGATATACTCACCAATTTTTCATCCGCCAATGCTTTTCTAGCCATTGACGATACAGACGACGGTGCTACTCTACAGATTGGTGGCAGTTTTTTTAATCGACGGTCCTTTGTAGTGTACGTTCTTAAAAAGTACGACATCAACAACATGGTGGAGCGTGAAACCGTATTGAACGAAACAAGGGCTATTTATACCAATTTGATAAGTAAACTTATCCTGGACCAACAAAACGTTCCCGAATTGGCATATCTTGACAAATCAAAAATTAGTTTTTACGAGGTGCCAGGATATTTTGCCGCCGGGACAACAGGGCTATATTTTATTTTTTCGGTGGACGAACCAATTAATCTAGTGTACGACGAAAAAAATTGGGGAAAATACTTGTCAGAAAGCAATTACAGTGTAGGTCAATTGGTAGAGGGTGGAATAATTGCCTATATTTTGAACGAAAACGATACAGACTACAATCCGTTAAAGCAAAAGGGATTGGTGATTTCTGAGAATGATTTAGGGTTGGCATCGTATAGATATACTGATTGGAATTACGACATGTCCAAGCACGAAGACATTAACACAGCATGGGAATATGGTACTGGAGCTGCAAATACATTGCTGCTATTGAACGCTCCCGAAAATAGCGCAGAGGCTGCAAAGAAATGCAATGCATATAGAGGCGGTGATTATTCAGATTGGTTTTTACCAAGCGGTAATGAATTATATTGCATTTCTTTATCTAAAATGTTTGAGGGTTTATGTTGGAGTTCAAGTAATAGTCCAGAAATGGCATTACAAGAGGGTCAAGCAATGTCATTTTGGGCAACTGTAATTAATATAAATAATGACGCTACAACTATAAATCAACAGTTTATGAAAAACAAAGTTAGAGCATGTAGATATTTTGAAATAGATTTAATTGCAGATCCACAATGACAAACTTAACCCAACAAACCCGAAACGACTACCTTAACGCCTGGGCAAAAATGATGATCAACATTTGGAAAGATAGAATCGCAAAGTTGAACATCCATAGTGACCGAAAACAAAAAGAGGGACATGTGGCACTTTTTGATTCATTCTTGGCGTTTGTTGAACCCAACGCCAACGGCGACATTGAAAAAATAACCCACACCTTCAACTATTACGGCCGAATGGTAGATATGGGTGTAGGACGTGGGGTAAAAATGGAGGACGCAGGACGTGGAAGTGGAAGAATAAAAAAACCTTGGTACAACAAAGCATATTACAGGTCAGTAAAAAATGCGGTGGAATTTTGCATGGTGATGAACGGTGAATCGTTTTTGTGGAGTATGAACGACCTTATGGACAGAATGGAAGGAAGACCAAGAAACTTTGATGGTATGTTTGATTGATTGATTACAAAAAGACAGCATTACGCTGTCTTTTTTTATTCCTTGTCATTCCATTTGATTTGTAGAAAAAACAAGAAAGTCTATGATATTGACATTGCAGGAACTCAAAGCCGTTGCACTAATTATTAAAAATGCTACTGCAGCAGGGGAAGTAACCCCTGTGCGTATTGGGGTTATGTTTGATGACGTATTGAATTATGTTAGCAAACAGGACAGTGACCTGAACGCACTAATACAAGCCAACCCGGGTGGCAATGGTGGTTCGTTTGGCGGACTACCAATTACAAGTATTGAATATCTCGATGCAACCACTACCCCCAACGGCTACCCGGTAATCCTTTCGGCACTTTACGGTACATTCAATACCAACACATTTTCGCTACTAGTACTAGCCGATAAAAGTGTAGAAAACACCACCACAGCTACACAAATAGCTTTCTATAAAGATGGTACAAAATACTATTCTTCTATGCGGATTGGTGCACCTGGAGCATGGGGAGCATGGGGCAAATTAGGAGGTGGTATTGGGTCTTTAGTGTTTGTAGATAATACTGCAATGCAAGCATACTTGACTGACCCAGTAAGATATGCTGGACAGGTAGTTACTTGCAATCAATTTCCTGATAAGATATTCATCCTTAATGTAGCCAGAACTGCTTGGATAGAACATGAAAGTTCAAAATGGGAAAATATTCCTGCTGCAACTAATTTACACCCAAGATGGGGTGATAGTATTAATCCCCTAGTTTATGGAACTGATAAGTTTAATTTTGGAGCTCTTCCAGGGGGGAGCAAATCATTTGAAGGTATTTTTAGCGCGATTGGAATGTACGCCTGGTTTTTTTCTTCAACAAAACCAACTAGTACATCTGCATATCTTATTTATTTAAATTATAATGGTTCTATTGTAACGCACTCTATTGGTAATTATCTTTCAGGTGTGGTAGGATGTAGTGTTAGGTGTATGAGATCGGGAACAACACAGGAGTTGTCGCTAGCAGATGGAACAATACTTCCATCCACTGCTACAGATTATGATGGAAATATATATACGGAAGTCAAAATAGGGAATCAAGTTTGGCTAAGAGAAAATTTAAAAACAACTCACTATAACAACGGAGATATAATATTTACAGATCTTTCGGATTTGGATTGGGCCGAAAACACCGATGGTGCTATGGCTATTTATGGAAAAAAAGATGTGACATTTGACTCCACTGGAAATCTTACAACGGCAGAATCTGTAAAGGAGGCTTATGGGTGCCTGTACAATGGATACGCCGCTCTGGATCATCCGTTTGGCATTTCTCCAGACGGTTTTCATATTCCAACAGATGAAGAATGGACTACATTAACCAACTACCTAATATCGCAAGGGGAAACAAACGGTGTAACTGTAGGATACAATTCACCCCATGATGTACCTATTAATGCATTAAATGTAGGGGATGCTTTAAAATCAGTTAGTCAAGTAAATTCTCCATTCATAAGTAATTATATAATACCAAAAGATGGAAAGAGAATTGATGCTAGTATTATAGATAATCTACCAGTTCCTACACAACAGGTACAAAGTGACTGGGATGCAACTGAAGGATTAGGTGAGATATTAAATAAACCTACTTTAATTACCTTGGCTACCAAAGCCGAAGCGGAAGCCGGAACAGAAAATACAAAGGTAATGACTGCTTTACGGGTAAAGGAGGCGATAGATAATATTGCTGCATCTGCCTCCGAAAAAACAACTCCAATTGATGCCGATAAATTAGCATTGTGGAATAGTGTAGAGTTGAAATATGTCAGTACTAAAATCAGTGATTTTTTGTTGTGGCTGCAAACGATATTTGCATTAAAAGCACACCAAGGGGCATATCCAAGAGTTCAAA